TTATCGACGAAGCGGAAGAGATGTATTTCTCGCCGCTGGCTGATGGCCGTTCGATGCCGAAACACTACGGTAAAGAACTGAAGGTATTCTACTACGTTCCCCTGCTGGACGACCTCAACGTAAACGACCAAGGTCTTGACGCTGCTGGTTCTGTCATTGCTGATGGTAATCTCTACGGTAGTTCCCGTGACGTTGGCTCGATCACTTCCAAAATGCCGACTCTGACTGAGAATGGTGGTCGTGTGAACCGTGTTGGTTTCACCCGTCTGGAACGCTCCGGTACCATTACTGAGTACGGTTTCTTCATGGAATGGACTGAAGACTCGCTGATGTTCGACACCGACTCTGACCTCTATGGCCATCTCTCTCGTGAGATGCTTCGTGGTGCAAACGAGATCACTGAGGATCTGTTGCAGGCCGACTTGCTTGCTGCTGCCGATGTGAAAGTCTGGACTGGTGCAGCTACGTCGCTGCTCACTATGACTGGTGAAGGCGCAACTGCTGCTGATGACAGCCTGATCACTTTGGCTGACCTGAAGCGTATGTCCATCACTCTGGACGACAACCGGACCCCGAAGAAAACCACGATCATCAAAGGTAGCCGTATGACGGACACCAAAGTGATCAGTGCTTCGCGGATTGCCTTCATTGGCTCGGAACTGCAAATGTATTTGACCGACCTTGTGGACGTTCTAGGCAACCCTGCCTACGTTCCTGTTGAGAAGTACGCTGATGCAGCCACGATCATGAATGGTGAGATCGGTGCCATTCCGCAGGCAAACCTGCGTATTGTGGTAGTTCCCCAGATGATGTACTGGGCGGGTGTTGGTGCAGTTGCAACTGGGTCTAATCGTGGTTATCAGATTTCTGACAACTCCGGTGACAAGTACGACGTTGCTCCTATGCTGGTCGTTGGTGACGCAGCCTTCGCAACCATTGGTCTGCAAGGCGTGGGTGGCAAAGGCAAGTCGAAGTTCCGCATCATCGTGAAGAAACCCGGTGAAGCAACTGCTGACCGGACTGATCCCTACGGCAAGATCGGGTTCTCCTCGATCAAGTTCTTCTACGGGTTTATTAAACTCCGTGGTGAGCGTATCGCGATTGCCCACTCGGTCATCCCTGTGTAACCTACAGGAATGGTTAAAGATTAGGGGCTGCCTTCGGGTGGCCCCTTTTTTCATTTGGTTTGCCATAGGTTTTAGGGTGTGTTAAGCGAACCACACCATAGTAAATCAACAAAGGATAACTCAATGGATGATCTTTCGACAAAATCTCTTAAGGAACTCGCTGAAATGACTCGTGGTTCCGAAGACAAAGCAGTCCTCCGTGCAGTCGCAGAACAGGTCGGTGTGACCTTCTCTGGCAATACCGGAGTCTCGACCCTCAAGGAAAAGATCCTTGCTGAGTTGATTCTTGATGAAGAACCAGATGTAAAACCTGATGAGGATGAGGTCTCGACTGATTCCAATGATCCAATCATGGCTGCGTTGGCTCAACATCGTGAAGACCCGACCCCCGAAGCCTCTGACATTTATGTGAAAGAAGCGGCAGGCCAGAAACTCTCCAAGAAGTTTTCAGTTGCTGAGATGATGGAGATGGATGCTTCCAAGATCAAAGATGACACCCTTCGTCGGAATGTCATCCGGACTCAAGCTCTTCGTATGATTCGAGTCAAAATCACCAACCTCGATCCTGCTGATGCCAATGTCCCCGGTGCCTTTATGACTGGTTATTCAAAATACACAGGGAAAGTTACCAAGTACATTCCCTATGATGAAGACCAACACCCCAATGGCTACCATATTCAGAAAATGATTCTGGACGATCTGAAGACTCGGACATTCAATCTCCGGAAAGAGATTAAAACTGCTGGTTCGAGTTTTGGGGTCAAACAATACAAGACGAACAAAGTTCGTAAGTTTGCTATTGAAGAGCTTCCTCCCCTCACTAAAGACGAGTTGAAGAATCTTGCCAAACAGCAAGCTGCAACAGGGTCTATCGACCGCGCAGCATAACCTCTATATAGAGGTATAAACAAGGAGAGGTCATATGGCTGATACTGTGATAAACATCGACAATTCGTCCCAGTTGGCGAATGACCTTTTCACTGCATTGACGGCGGGAGTAACTATTCCGCCGTCTCCTGATTTTTCAGATCCAAAGTTTGACTTTAGTACAGATCTAAATTCAGATTTATATTCCGACATTGTTGGTGCAACTATCTCTAAAGTGACAGAAGGCTCTAATACCTTAAAAGGTGCTGGGGCTTTTGACGTGTTTATGGTTGCTATGGATAAACATCTTGAACGTGAGTTTAAGGGAAATCGTATTACTGGTTCTCAATACGCTGAAGTCTATACTACTATTGCCAATCAGGTGATGGGACAGGCTGTAAGTTTTACGTTACAACAAGACCAAGCTCGTTGGACTGCTGTTACTGCACAAATGCAAGCTCGTATCACTGAAGTTCAAGCTACGATTGCTTTGGTTGAGCTTGAGAAAGCCAAGATCGAAGCATCGAATGCTAACTTCCAACTGAATTTAACTGCTGCTCAATATGCTCAAACCAAGATGGCAACAGCCACCGAGGAAGCAACTCATGATGGTATCACCGTAGAAAATGCCATGAAAGAGTTTCAATTAAACTATTCTCTTCCTGCTGATGTTGCCATTAAACAATATGAGCGTCAGGCTGTAATGCCTTCGACTGTAGACATGAATAAAGTACAAGTGGACCGTATTCTTCCTGCACAGGCTTCTATTGCTGAGTTTGAGAATCGTATTCTACAGCCTATTCAAGAACAGCTTCAGATTCTTCAACGTGACCGGATTGTTCCTGTGGCTGCTGATATCGAAGAATTCCGTCGTGATAACATGCTGCCCATTGAATTAGAACAACAACAACACATTCTAAACGAACGTCAGCCTGCTGAAACCACCTTGATCAACGAACAAATCGAAGGTGCTCGTGCTCAGACACTGGATACTCGTCAAGATGGTTTGACACCTATTACTGGTGTAATTGGGGTTCAGAAGCGGAATGCTGAAGCTGAACTTGATATTAAAGAGTACAACCTTGCCAGTACGCTTCCAACACAGGTTACTCTGCTGGGTGAACAAATTAATCTTACCTCTGAACAGACTGAAGCTGAACGTGGTAAAACTCTTGATAATCGTACTGATGGTGCGACTATTGAAGGTTCTGTTGGGAAACAGAAAGATTTGTATGATCAACAGATTGACTCGTTCATCAAAGATGCACAGCACAAAACTGCGAAGATTTATTTGGATAGCTGGATCACTCGTAAAACTCTTGATGATGGTGTTCCTGTTCCGACTGAGTTTGCAGAAGCTACTGTAGGTTCTGTAATTGCAAATGTAAAAACGAACAACAATCTGTAAAGGGAAATAGATGGGTCTATTCTCTTCAAAGAAAATTATTAGCGTCTCCAGTACATTATACAATATGGCTGGAGACGAGAATGATCGTCCAGATTTTCTGAAAGGGACAATCTTTAGTTCAGTGATGGCAGACAGTCCATCACTGGCTGAAGACTTGACTCAAGGCCATCTAAACGGACCGGGTATGAAACAGCGTCAATTCTTTCGATATGCTGATCGAGAGGATCTCTCTGGACTACCTTCAACAACTATTACTAATAATGTAAAAGTAGATGCTTTAGTGGTTCAGGGTGAGATCCCCGGTTCTGTTGTTCCTCCTGCTCCTGTTGGACTGACACTGAATACCTATAGTGCAGAAGTTAATAATGGTGACTTTGAACCATGGCTGGAAAGATGGATTCTGATTAATTATCCAGATCGGATTATTGAAGATTGGCTTGGGGAATATAATCCAAGTACAAACACATTCTCAATTGAATTTCCGAATAATGATTTCTTTTCATGGCTCAATACAGATGCTCCGATTTACAATCCTTCTAGTCGTTACATCACTGCGAAATACATTGAGTTTTTAGCTTCAACTGAAGATACTGTAGTTGAAGGTATACCTACGACGAATGTTCTGACTCTCCCTAATTTAATTGATTTTACTCAGACATCTAATACAGCTTCATTTACAAACACCAATTTAGTTAGAAACCGAACCACCACAAAAAGTTACAACAATGGTGATCCTGACATCATCACTGAAGATAACGTGTCTGCTGATGTAACAGAACCATTGAATACTGCTCAAGAGGTATGGGAACGTGAAGTTACTATTCAAAGGAATGGACTGGATGTTCAAGGTGAACGTCAGATCTGGAATCTGACTGGTACTGATTTTGTTGGTTCAGGCTATACGGACACACAGGTCACAACTACTGATCTTGGTGGAGGTGTGATTGAAACAACCACCTCAGTCACCACAGGAGAACAAGTCGTTCCTGAATGGACAACTCGTTATGATACTCAGGATATTTTTGAAGGTACTGTTTATGGAAATGAGCAGATTTATATCTATGAGATTGGGACAGGAAATGCGACTCTCGATAGTCTGGTAGATGATGTTGATGCTTCTACCTTTCAAGAATTCTTTCCCTTTATGCCTGTTCGAATTAACAACGTAGCTTTGGATGAACCGGGTTATGAGGATCTCTATGCAGAGATGAAGAAGGCTTATCGTCGAGCTTATCCGGGAAAGAGTATTGATGGTTTGTTGGACTCTATTGCAGACAACTTGTCCGTTGATGACATTGACTATGCCTATCTGTGTTTTGGTGCTTCTCTAAATGTGAAAGAGCAAGCCTGTCGTCGATATATTTATGACTTCTTTCAGAATATGATTCCATTTCAAGTTGCGGTTTCTGGTAATGCTATGTCTGATCTCTCTGCTGAAGTTGCTATATATAATCAAGCACTTCAAGATCTTGCAAATTGGGAGAATACCAATTGGGAAAGTACAGATTGGTCAGCACTTCCATTTCGTCCTACAATTCCAAATATTTCTCCACCACTAACTAATACAATAACTCTTCGTGATGATATTCTTGGTTTTGATTATAGACTCCAGTGGGTTCACATAGAAATTGAACAGTTCACTGGAAACTATGATAGTGATCCACTTCTTGCTGGTAATCAAACAGCAAAACGAAATGACTGTATTCTCATTGATGGTCCTGCATATACTTGGCAGGAACGAACAACCTATAATGGTAGAGAAAGTGGAATAGTAGATTACATTACTAATTCTATTCCTTCGATGTACATTTATCGTCAGATTTCTGACAACGAGTATCGTCGAATGCAGATTTGGGGACTCACTTCATACAATTACATCTATGGTGGTAATTCTGTGAAGATTACATCTGCTGAAGCTTTGGCAGATACTGAAGAATCTGGTTTACTGATTCCCCTACATTATCCAACCATGACGGATATGGGAATTGTTGATTATACTCAGTTATCTACGGCTAATGCTCACATCATGTTTAACAGTTATGAGGTCACAAAACAAAGATGGTATGAGAGGGCGATCTTTAAGATTCTTCTGGTAATTGCAATTATCATTGTCGGAGTTATAGCATTCCCCGGAGCTTTCGCTGCGGGTTCAGGAATTCTGGGAGGGAATTTAGCCGTTGGTACTGCCATTGGCTTAACAGGTACGGCTGCCTTGGTTGCAGGGGTCGTTGCCAATTACATTGCTTCCCTCATTCTTGCAGAGGTTTTAAAGCTTGTAGGTACTGCTGTGTTTGGAGAGGAGTGGGGTTCAATTTTTGCAGCTATTGCAGGGTTTGCAATGGGGATGGCAATATCTGGGACTTCCTTCTTCAGTACAGAAGGTCTATTAGGGTTAGGTAATGCTATTGCCAATGGTTATTCTGGGTATGTTCAAGGCGATATCGCTGAGATGCAGGATAAGATTGAGGTTGATCGTGAAGAATATGAAGAGAAAATGGACCGGATACAAGAACTCATAAATGGGCTTAATGAAGGAAACGGTTTGAATTTCAATCCATTATTCATTACAGATAGCGTAAGAGGCAATGGACGTGGCCGTTCTGGAGGATATCTACCAGAAACTGCTGAACAGTTTATCCGACGAACTACAATGACCGGAACAGATATTGTCGAATTGACTCATGCGATGGTCTATGATTTTGTTGAACTTAAACGTACTTTGCCGAGGAACTGATTATGAGTAGTATTGCAAACGCTTTTCAAAACTATGGCTCTACCACAACCAATGGCTCTCAGCTTGGTTCTTTTCAATTTGGTTTGGGTGAAGTCGTTTCACCTGCTGTAACAAGTACAGGTGGTAACTCTATTGCCAATCTTGGTACAACTGATACTTCAACTGTTCTTGATGGTAACCAAACTGGAGCACAAGGTAATTTCTGGTCTAAAGATGGTGGTGCTGGTTTGGTTCTAGGTGGTGTTCAAGTTCTTGGAAATCTATGGAACTCTTATCAATCACACAAAATGGCCAAAGAACAAATGTCTTTTGCCCGCGATCAATGGAATACAAATTTAACCAACCAAACACAAACATATAATACCGCTCTTGAGGATCGGATTCGTGGTCGTTACGCTCAAGGCACCAAGTCAGAAGGTGAATTGTCTGGCGAAATCGACAAGCACAGCTTGTAAAGGAAATTATCATGGCAGATCCAAGGCTCCAGTGGCGACCTCTTCAACAACAGCAAGCGAATGTTGCTGGTCTGATGCGAAACTCAAACCTTGCTTTCAATGAAGGTATAGATTCAGCTTCAGGTATCCTCGATAGCTACGACAAAGGTCGAAAGGCCATTGGCGATAAAGAAGCTATGCACCGTCTGGCTGGTCTGAATGACGAGACAGAACTTGATGCTTTCCTTGCCAAAGGTGGTTTGTCTGATTTGAATGTCTCTGATGAGATGCTTTCCAATTTAGGTAAAACCCGTGGCAATGTTCTTGGTTATGAAGATGATCGTTCCATCACCACGAATCGAATGAATAGAGATAGTCGTGCTAGTGATATTCACGGCATAATGATGGAAGATGAACAATGGCGTCAAGGTCGTCGTGGTGAGATGGCTGGTCTTAGTGGTGATCTTGTGGGTGCTCGTGTTGAAGGCCAAGACTTTGGTAAATACGGAGCACCTCAATCTGGTGTTCAGGCACAGGTTTATCAAGGAATGTTGGATCGTGGTTTCCCGGAGCATATTGCTCAAGGGTTCATGATGAACTTCCAAGATGAATCTGGTTTCAATATCGGTGTAACTGAAGCAGAACCCAATGTTAACGGTACTCGTGGCAAAGGTTTGTATCAACTTTCTGATGATCGTCGTGAGGCTTTCGAAGCCAAGTATGGCAATGATTACTCCATCGACAACCAGTTGGATTGGTTGGTTCAGGAACTTGGAACCACAGAAGCAGGTGCTCGTGATATTATCTTTAACTCCCAGAATGCTGGGGAAGCTGGAGCCAATATCGTGAACAACTTCCTACGTCCTGCATCTGAACATGCACGAGATCGTACAGCGAAATATGTTGGTGCGAATGGTTACACCCTTCCACCTGACACTGCTCGTGGAACTCCTGCTCGTGATCGGTTGGAAACTGTTCTGGCTCAGTCTGAGTTTCTCTCTCCTGTTGACATCACAGGTCTTCTGGATACCAATGATGCCTTTGTTGCACAGGGTACTTCGGCTGCTGATGAAGAGCGTCGAAGAATGCAACAGGACATGATTGCTCAGTTGACTATGGATGCTGTTGAAAATGCTGAAAACACTACACCTGCTGAAGTGCAGGTAGAGGTTCAGGAACGTCTTGAAGCCTCCGGTAAGTTCAGTTCGTCTGAGATCCTTAATGGTCAGAAAGCTGCTGAAGAGATCATCGCTGGTTCTGAAGGTATTCGAACTCAGTTGAATCCTTCTGTTCCTGAAGATGTTCGCTTTGCTAATATGATTGATGGTACTAATGATGATATTAATGCTGCTCTTGAGGCAACTCCTCAAGGACGTATGATGCGTGATATTCAAGAATATCAAGCTGATCCATATGGTTCTCTTGAAGCAGAACTTAGTTTAGGAAATGATGGTCAAGAAGCTGGTTTCTTGGGTGGTCTATTCTCTGAGGGTAAAGGTGGTTACGATTCTAATGATCTGAAGAATTTGATAAACAAATATGCTGCTGATAATAGGGTTCCTGCTTCTGTTGCAGCGGCTGCCATGCGTGAAGCATTTATTCGTGACCCTTTCACATTCGTTGGTAATGCAAATACATTGCAGAATCGTTTCCCTGCAACCACTGTTGCTGAACTTATTAAAGGAAACCTTGGACAAAAAGATATCTCACGTTTTAAAGATGATACACGTTTGCGTGCTGATTTTAATCAACGTCTACAAAAAATGAATGATGAAGTACGCAAACTTCAAATTCAGGTAAAAAAAGATCCTTCTCGTGCTGATGAAGCTCGTCAAAGTATTGCTGACATTTATACTGAAATGTCTATAATTCGAGGAAAGGCACAAAAACTGTATCGTGGTGGTGATGATATTACTGCTGTACCACAGCGTTAAAATAGTTTACGTCTTGAGATAACACAACCTGCTAGGACATTGGACCTATGAGTGAATTTCGTGCGTCTTCTCTAATCGACGAAGCCCTTAGTGGTTTTGGGCAAACACAACAAGCTGAAGAAGCTCGAAATGCTTTACTCGATCCTAATTTTCTCACACGAACTGCTATTTCCCGTGAACAGGGAAATAACCTTACCGAAAAAGATGGTTTGGCTCGTGATCTAGGAGAAAATTCTTATAATGAATTGGTTGTCAAATATGGTGAAGAAGTTGCACAAAATGCAATACGTATGTATCAGGCTGATGCAGATCTTGCAAATTTTCGTGAACAGTCCCGTTCTATCTCTCAATTTGTTGGTGATGGTGCTCTGGACGCAGGTTCAGCTTTTGTTGGTATCGCTGGTAATACTGTTGGTGCGTTGGCTGCCCGTCCTCTTGCTTGGGCTTTTGATGTTGATGGTGACACTGCTGCGGCAATAAATGCTGACCTGACTTCGTTTGTTCAGGAACAGATTCAATCTAGTTCGTCTGACCACTCACAACGAAACTCTCGTCTGATGGGGATCCAACAAGAACTAGATATGGAAGACAACCGTACTCAAGCAATTAAAGAAATTGCAGAGGGTACAAACCCATTATTAGCTCTTACTCGAAAAGCTGGTCGAGACTTTCTCGATGCTGGGAAGAACATCGCCGATGACCCCGGTGCAACTCAAGAACTAATATTTGGTGCTATTGGTTCATTGGGTCCATCTGCTGCTCTCACTCGTGGAGCTATGTATGCTACTACCAAAGGTGTAGGTATGTTGACTGCATCAACCCGTGCTGCTGCTTTAACATCTTTAGGTACTTCTGTTGCTGCCATTGGTGCAATTGAAGCATCTGGAACTTATGCAGAAACCATGAACAATATCATGAACATGGAAGAAGATGAAATTAGTCAATCTTCTATTTATGCTGCTTTAATCACAGAAGGTTACACCAAAAAGGAAGCCCGTATTGCCTTAGCCAATATGACTGCGGAAACTGCATTTATTACTAATCTTCCTCAAGCCATGGCACTTGGTTTTTTGACACATAAGTTTGAAGCTGCTCCAATTGGAGTCTTTAAAGGATCAAACATGATTGATGGTATGCGAACCATCGCCACTCAAGGTCTTGAAGAAGCTGGACAAGGTGCATCTTCTGCTCTGTCTCAAAACTTTGCAATGGATCAAACTGCTCAGATCGAAACTGATATGACTGAGAATCTTGGTCAATCTGCTGCTGAAGGTCTTGTTGGTGGTTTGGGGCAAGGTATCATTACTGCTACTCCTGCAACCATTGCTGGGGTTCCTCAAGCTGCAAGAAGTGTAAAAGATTCTGTATTTGAACAAAAAGAATACATAACTCTTGAAGCAAAACTTGAAGCTGATCTTGCAAATGAACGCAGTGAGAAAGCTTACAATCAGACTGTAAAGGATTATGCAAAGGATCGTCTTACAGAATTAAATAATGCTGCCAATGGCAGAAATGCAATAATGGATGATAAAGGTGAAGTTATTGCTCCTGCCATTCAACAACGCTTGTTAACAAACGAAGAGAAAATTGAACGTCAGTTCCT